TTAGGCCGCCCGGAACCCGAGCATTTTCGACACGATACCCGCCATACTCTTGGTGTCCTTGGGTATCCAGCGGCCATAGTGCTTTCTTACCATGGTTGTGTCAGCGTGGCCCAGCTGGCGCGCCACCCACTCGACAGGAACGTAACTCGACAGCATCTGGCTCGCGAAGGTGTGGCGGCATTGGTTGGCGCCGCGGTGCCGGACTCCGATCTTTTTCAGATGGGTGGTAAACCATTTGCTAAGGGTTTTGCCGTTCCAAAGCACGGCGCTTCTTGAATTGCGGAAAAGGAACCGGACCTTCTGTTTCTTCGCTGTGATGTTATCGCGCTGCATCACTTTGATCTCAACTGCTGGTGCAGTCTGTGCTGCAGCAACAATCTCGCGCATCAGGTCTAGGGCTGGATCTATCAGCTCGACGATCCGTATCCGTGATCGTTCCTTGGGTACTTTGAATTCCCCCACGACTAGGGCTCGGCGCACATGAACGGTGCCGGCGACGAGGTCTACATCTTCAAGGGCCAGGGCGATGATTTCGGACATTGACAGGCCGGTCCAGCAGTTGAAGGCCAGCATGCGGGCATCCTCCAGGCGCTCTGGGTCGCCCGTCGCAATTAGCTCGATTTCCTCGCGACTAAAAGGGTCGGCGTGTTCCGAGTCGGAATCGGTACCGACATTGCTGATCCGCTCCAGAGGGTTTGATTTCAGTGCGGATTTCGGAGCACCGTGACCGGCCGTTTCGGTTGATCGTGACCGGTCATTTCGCTAACGCGTGACCGCTCATTTCGGTAGCAACGTGACCGATTTTCCGCCTGTTCCGAAACAGGTGGTCACGGCTTACCGAAATCGCCGGTCACGACTTAGCGAAAGCCTTCCCCTTCGTTGCGCATGACCTGATGCGCCGCCATCCTCGACCGATTTCGGGAGAGGAAGATGGCGGCGCCGCGAGTAGCCATGCGAAACATCAAAGAATGTCTGCGCCTCAAGTTTGAGGCCGGCTTGTCCCACGAGAAGATTGCCCGTGCCTTGCAGCTGTCCAAGGGCGTGGTTAGCAAGTACATCGCGGCGGCGCGGGTGGCCGGGCTGGACTGGCCGGCGCTGGTGGCCATGGACGAGGCCGCGCTGGCGGCCGCCTTGTTTGCACCGACGTCGACGAACAAGCCGCGCGGTGAGCGAGTGCTGCCCGATGTGCTGAGCATCCACCGCGAGTTGCGACGCAAGGGCGTGACCTTGCAGCTGCTGTGGGAGGAATATCTCGCCGCGCATGCGGGCCAGCCGACCTACCGCTACACCCAGTTCGTCGAGCACTACCGGCGCTACGCCCAGACGCTCAAACGTTCGATGCGTCAGCTGCACCGTGCGGGCGAGAAGCTATTCATCGACTATGCCGGGCCGACGCTGCCGGTGGTCGACCCGGCCACCGGCGAAGTGCGCCGGGCGCACATCTTCGTCGCCGCCCTGGGCGCCTCGAATTACACCTATGCCTGCGCGACGCCAGGCGAAACCCAGGTGGACTGGCTGACCTCGCTGGGCCAGGCTCTGACCTACTTTGGCGGCGTGCCGGAAATGGTTGTGCCGGACAATCCGCGCGCCCTGGTCGCCCAGCCGGATCGCTACGAGCCGGGCCTGAACCGGGCCACGCTGGAGTGCGCGCGTCATTACCAGACGGTGATCCTGCCGGCACGGCCACGCAAGCCTCAGGACAAGGCCAAGGCCGAGGTGGCGGTGCAGGTGGTCGAGCGCTGGATCATGGCGCGGCTGCGCCATCGGCAGTTCTTCAGCCTGCATGCGCTTAACCAGGCCATCGCCGAGCTGCTGGAGGATCTGAATCGGCGCCCGTTCAAGCGGCTCGATGGCTGCCGGCGCGACTGGTTCGAGCGCCTGGATCGCCCGGCCTTGCGAGCGCTGCCGGTGCATCCCTACGAGGTCGCCACCTTCAAGCGCTGCAAGGTCAGCATCGACTACCACATCGAGGTCAATGGCAGCTTCTACAGCGTGCCCTCCGCCCTGGCCCGGCAGAACGTGGACGTGCGACTGACGGCACACACCCTGGAAGTGCTGCATGGCAACCGGCGGGTGGCCAGCCACCTGCTGCTGGGGCGACGCGGCGCTTACAGTACCCAGCGCGAGCACATGCCCGCGGCGCACCAGGCGCATCGCGAATGGACGCCACAACGCCTGCTCGACTGGGGCGCGCGGATCGGCCCCTACACGCGCCAACTGATCGATCACCAACTGACCCACAAGCCGCACCCGGAGATGGGCTACCGCGCCTGCCTCGGCCTGCTCTCGCTGGCCCGGCGCTATGGCAATGCACGCCTGGAAGCCGCTGCCGAACGTGCCGTACACCTGCGCGCCTTCACCGGGCGCAGCGTGCGCAACCTGCTCCAGCAAGGCCTGGATCAACAGCCGCTGCCCCAGCGTGCCGCCGAAACGACCTTACCCGGCGACCACGAGAACGTCCGTGGCGCCGACTACTACCAACCCCCGCAACAGGAGCTGTTCGATGATGCCGCAACACACCCTGAATCAACTGCACCAGCTACGCCTGGACGGCATGGCCCGCGCCCTGGAAGAGCAATGGACGCTGCCGGCCAGCCACAGCCTGAGCTTCGATGAACGCCTCGGCCTACTGCTCGACCGCGAACTGGCCTGGCGTGACAACCAGCGCCTGGTACGGCTGCGCAAGAAGGCCAAGCTCAAGTACGCCAACGCCTGCCTGGAAGATCTCGACCGCCGCACCGGACGCGCCCTGGACGAGCGTCTGATCGCCACCCTGGCCAGTGGCGACTGGATCCGCCAGCAGCACAACCTGCTGCTGACCGGCCCGACCGGTGCCGGCAAAACCTGGCTGGCCTGCGCCCTGGGCAACCAGGCCTGCCGCCAGGGCTATAGCACCCTGTACCTGCGCACCCCGCGCCTGCTGGAACAACTGCGCATCGCTCATGGCGACGGCAGCTTCGGCCGTACCCTGCAACAGCTGGCAAAGGTCGACGTCCTGGTGCTGGACGACTGGGCGCTAGCCCCGCTGGAGGAAGGAGCCCGGCATGACCTGCTGGAGGTGATCGACGACCGCGCTGGCAGCCGCTCCACCATCCTGACGAGCCAACTGCCCATCGAGCACTGGCACGGCTGGATCAACGACCCGACCCTGGCCGATGCCATCCTCGACCGCCTGGTGCACAACGCCTACCGACTGACGATGAAAGGCGAGTCGCTGCGCCGAAAAAAAGCCGAGGAACAAGCCGCATCGTGACCGATGCGATTACAATCCAGAACCCGCGCAACCGGGGTGGAAGCACCGGTCACGTATTAGCGAAACGCTCGGTCACGTTCACCGAAATCCGCAATTTCAGTATTCCGTCGCCAAAGGCGTCGGCCCAAACCCCACGGACTACGGTGAAAATATCGTTTACGGTCTTCGGGGACAGGCTCTGCTTGAGCAGATGCGCCTGGAACAGTTCGATATCGCTTTTGCTGATGTCGACAATGCGCCGTTTGCCGAATTTGGCGCCGACGTGTTTCGATTTACTTGCGTAGTTCGCGACTGTGCTGGAGGCTCGAAGTGCGCGTTGTACCTCAAGCCACCTATCTATGCCTTCCTGCACAGTTCGTTTCGTCGAGTGGCCGCCGGTACCCGAGAACATGGTTGCCCTCGGTGATTCGGGGAAGTGGGCGGCGTAGTCAAATCGTCCCTCTTTGATCTCTGTAAGGATCGTCCGGCGCTTGTTGTCGGCATAGGCAATCGAAGCTTTGTTGACGGCAACTATGCCGGGCAGCGGTTCGCGGCACCGCTGCCCGTGTAGCATGAACACAATGCGGAGTTGCTTGCCGTTCATCTCGACGCCTGTTGGCATTTTCTCCTTCATGGTTGGCCGGCCATCCACTTTTCAATGGCTTCCTTGTTGTAGACCAGCACGTTGGCCGGGTCTGTACGGTAGTGCTTGCCCTCCAGCCAGATGCCACGAGTGCGGTACTTGCGGACCGCTTCGGTACTTAACCCAAACACCGGGTACAGCAGGTCTTGGCGGAACCAGGCGCCTGGCGTGATGTGAAGATCGATTTTCTCTGCGGCGCTCATGCTGCCTCCTTTGTGGTATCGCTGACCTGCTGCGCGGATGAGGCGCAGACCTGTTGGGTAAACGTCTCGCCTTTCTTGCGGCTGACGGTGAGGTACCGGCGTTGGCCCTGGCGCATCTGTTGGATCTTCTCAGGGTCTGCCCAGCCCACTAGCGGTGCGCTGGGGCGTTCGGGGTCCTGGCGGGTCTCCAGCTTCTCCAGCTCGGCCAGGATGTCCTTGAGGTCAAGCACCGATATCGTCAGCGTCTTGTCGCCCTGGTTGATTGCACGATGCAGGCAGGCTTTGGTGTAGGCGATAGCTTGATTCATGGTCTTGGCCCCGTGTAGATGTTCCATGCCATGAAAAGCAGGGCGGCATATGGGAGGATCATGGCTGCACCCTCCGAAACTCGACGACCCAGACCCAGGGGTTTGCGTCCCAGTCGCCGCCGACCGAAGACCAGAGCCCTGCAAACGAATCAATGGGGCTGGCCCAGTAATGCTTGCCGTCTTCGACGTGGTGGCCGCCGCCTGGGTGCTTTGCGATCCCCTCGGCCAGCGCCTGTTCCTCGCTGATGTCCTGCAGCCGCTCGACACGCACCGTGGTGATTTCCAGCAGGATGCGGCTGGCCCAGCGCGGCATGTGAATGGACGGGCGCGATTTACCTGGCGTGATCATGGCGCACCCAGTCTGCCGGGCACCCCCATCTGCTGGGTACCGGATCGGCTCGCCTTGGCTCAGATCTCGCGGCGCTACCGCATTAACCTGGGCATCCGCTACCCACACCTCGCGCACCCACAGCCGGTCACCGGGCCGCCCGTAGGGGCAGACACCGCGCTCGGCCAGCTCCTGGGCACACTCCGCCTCAGTCTCGCCGAAGACACAGTACCCATAGCGTGGATGGCGTTGGCCGATGGCGCTCCAGCGTGGACCACCGTCATTGCCGGCGGCGTCTTCGGTGGGTGTCTGGCCTCCTTTTACTGGACGCCGCGTGACTGTCTTCCGGTCTTCCAGGATGGCGCGGACCATTGACCCGCTGAACAGGATCGGACGTTCGTTTCCTTTGGCTGTTTTCGCCTGTATAGCCTGCTTGCTCATTTAAGGAATTCCTCGACTGGAACAACTCGGCCCGTCCGGCGCGCTAGGTCCTTTCGCTTGGCCAGCGCCAGCAGGTGGCATTGGTGGCAGCAGGCATCGGGCGCTGCGTTCTTGATGGCTTTCGCGGTTCGCAGGCCGTAGGTGCCGCATACGCAACGAACAACCCAGCGTGCGTTAACCTCGGCAGAAATACCGATTACGGTAAGTCGACCAAACTTTGTGGTGGTCAGGTCTGTGAAGCATGCTTGGTGCGTTTCGGCTCGGCTAACCGGGCGTGTTGGAAGCGGAAGGAACGAGTTGACTGCGCCTTCACTCACCTTGAATTCGTAGTTGATACCGGCTCCCACCACTCGGGCGGCCATTCGATCAACTGGGCGTTCATGTCCTGGTTTCATGGCTTGCGCTCCAGGGCGGCGCGGGCCTCCGGGAATTCCACCAGGGTGGTGCTGCCTTCTTCCCAGTATTCATCGGTCGCAATATGCAGCCCGTGGACCTTATTCCCGTCGTCATCGAGAACGTAACCAACCCACAGGCGGCCGTCGGCGTATTGGCCAAACTGTCCGCCTTCTTCCTCGTCGGTGTCGCCGCAGTGGAAGTTGATTGCGCCGATTACCTCCTTGTCGAGCAGCATGCTTTTCGGAACGAGCGCATAACCTTCAGGCACAACAAACTCCGCCCGCTCGTCGCGCTCGGCCGGCGAACTTGGTCCCGTACTGCGCTGAAACATCATTACGTCGTGCGCCCTTGGAAGGGTTTTTGGCGTGGTCGGCTCTGCGCTGGCGGATAGAAGCCCCATCACATCCAGCAGCATCATGCAGCAGTTGGCTACGTCGGCCGCGTACTCGCTGATCTGCGGGTAGTCCAGGGCGGAAAGCGCCTCGCCGAGCTTGTCTTGGTGGTGCGTGATCTCGTTGAAGGCCGTTGCGGCAGTCATGCGAAGCCAGCCATCACGGTCGCCCTTATGACTGTTGGCCTTCAGCTCGCGGACCATCAACGCCAGGAACGGGCGCAGCGTGTCGCCGTATGCTCCGAACAGCGCATCCATTTCGGCCAGTTTCTGCTTGGCTGCGTGCAGCTTGACGCGCAGTTCATGCTCGCGCTCGCCGGCCCGGACGTAGGCGTTTTCAAGCACGGCGATACGCTGGCGAGCGGCGTTCTGATCCTGCTGTTGTTGGGCTACCTGGCGTTGAGGGCTGCAGGTGCAGGGCAAGCAACCCTGGTTGCAGTCGCATAGAGGTTTCTGGCTCATGCGGCCTCCTTGAGTTGTTTGGTTTGGCGCCAAGGGTCGTTAGCTCTTGCCAGCGCAGCCATCGGCGGCGGGCTAACACTGTTGCCGCACATGTGGACTTGTTCGGTCTTGGTGAACGGCTTGCCATCGGCACCGCGGTCGATGATGTAGCTGGCCGGGAAGCCCTGAGCGCGGTACAGCTCGTGCGGCTGGAGCATGCGCAAGCAGATATCGACGATCACATAAGGCGTGCCCTTCACGTACACAGTGACCAGGGCTAGGCGGTCCTTGGTGGTGATCGTTGAAAGCGGTTCGTCGCAGGCGCTCATGTTGTGAGTGCCGTAGTAGCGGATCAAAAAGGCCGCGACGCGAAGGGCACCGGCTTCATGCTCAGGCGACAGCTTGTATTCGACCAGAGCGTGATGCTCGGCGCCGGCGGTCATGGTTGGCACGGGGTCTTCAATGGCGACCCCGGTGCAGTTGCGGCGCAGGGTGGCCAGGTTGGCGGTTACCAGTCGCTGCTGGCTGCCGCTGCTGGTCACAGTGGTCATGGGGTCGGTGACTCCTTTGGCGTGGGTGGTGTTGAAGCCGCCATTGGCCTGTTCCATGAAGGCTGTGCAGGTGCCCAGGGCATGAGCTGCCCCCGCCGGGCGCTTGTAGTTGCCGCCGCTGGTGATGGTGGGCACCGGATCGGTGATGGCTGCGCCTTCGCTGTTGAAACGGAATTTGACCAGGTGCGCAGTAGCAATCGAATGGCCACCGCTGGCTGTGACAGTTCCCAGCGGTTCGCTGGCTGACTTGCTGCCGTTCCCCCAGCGCTGTGCGCCGCCCGGCTTTCCTTCGCCGTGCGCGGCGGTCACCAGCACCGGACTGGCCAGCATCAGTTCGCCTCGGTTGGCAGCGGTCACGGTTGGCAACGGTTCGGCCGGGTCGTTGGTGCGATCGCTGCCCTGGTGAGTTGCTGGCAGGATCACAGCGCTGGCCAGGGCATGCTTGATGCCGCCGGCGACGACTGTGCCCAGAGGCTGATCGATGCCCGGGGCGCGTGGTTGCTGGCCTTCGCGTTCTCCATACCCGGTCTGTACCAAGGTAGGGCTTGCCATGGCGAAAGTGCCCCCGCGTGGCCATGACGTGATGGTGCGCAAAGGTTCGGCTAGGGGTTGCGCACTTTCCCCCGACCAGTTGGCTATCGGCACTATGAACGGGGTCGGGTTGTCCAAGACGAATTTCTTCATGCCCTTTGCAACCCGGCGCAGCGTGGCCTCTGCCAGGGGCTTCTTGCGTCCGAAAATGCTCTTGCTCGGCACAGTCCAATCGATGCAATCGGCAGCGGTGCGGTGCTTCTGCTGACCCTTGGCGGGCTTCTTTGCGTGGGTCGGTTCTGGCCACACGATGGGCTGGCCGTCGCATCGAGCGATCATGAACAGGCGTTCACGGGTGGTTGGTGCGCCGTAGTCGCAAGCCTTCACGATGCGCCATTCCACCTGGTAGCCCATGCCCACCAGCAACTGGACGAACCGGTGCCAGGTGACGCCGCGACGTTTCGGGTCTGGCACCAGGAACTGTTCGTGCACCGGCACGCGCTCGCCTGTGGCGGCCACGGTGCCGTCGAGTTTCATTACCCGGCCGGTGGCCTTGTCGCGCTTGGCGATCAGGGGGCCCCATTGCAGGATCTGCTTCACGTTCTCCAGACTGATGACGCGAGGCTTCTTTTTGCCGCCCCACTTGAGGCCGATCCACGACAGGTTGCGGATCTCGCGCTTGCGCGGTTGTCCGCCGGCTGCCTGGCTGTGGTGGGTGCAGTCGGGGCTCATGTGGAACCAGCCAACGCGGCGGCCCTGGCATTCCTCGTCGGGGTCGCCCTCGAATACGTCGGTGGTGTAGTGCCGGGCGTGCGGGTGGTTGGCGGTGTGCATGCTGATCGCGGCGGGGCTATGGTTCTTGGCCACGTCGACCTTGCGACCCAGGCCCATCTCCAGTCCGGTGCCTGCGCCGCCGCCACCGCAAAAGAAGTCGACAACGATTTCATCATCCTGGGCGTTAAGGCTCAGGGAATATTGAGTCTTGAAGTCGAAGGGAGGTTTTTTCAAGGAACTCATGCCGCGTCCTCCACGACCAGTTCGCCAGCTTCGTGCTGCAGGTGCAGCTCGTAGGCCTCGCGCAGGGCGTCCCGAATGTGCGGGTAGCCCTCGGTGTTGGCTTCGTGAGGGAACGTAACGGTGCTGTTTTCAAGCTCGGGCCAGAAGCTGCCGTGAGTGTTCAGCCACTCGATCAGCTTGGTATCGAGTGAATCTGCGTTCATTGCGCCGCCCGCGGTGGCGGTGTTGAAGACCCGATAGGCCAGGGCGCGTGCCTGGGCGGCCAGGGCATCTGCTTTCGCCTGGACGGGGGCGGTCCCAGGGATCGCCTTGTACGTCGAGGAGGCCAGGCCGAGTGCTTGTGCGATGCTGATCAGGGTCTGCTGGTCTTCCAGGGTGAAGGGCTGCGCCTTGAGCTGGAGTTGCTGGCCCTGGTGTTCGGCCACCTGGGCCGCCAGCACTTGGCAGCGCTCGGCTGCGCGCCCCAGGTCGTTGCTCAGGGCGTGGATACGGTCGCGGTCGTCTGCTGTGGCGCGTGCCAAGGCGCGCAGGAACGCCCGGCGGATGAAGTAGCCCAGTAGAACCAGCCCGGCCAGCTGGCCCGTGGCGATGATGATCAGGTGTTGAGTTTGCATGTGCTGTGATCCTCGTTAGAGCCCGCCGCCGGACGGATAAGTGGTGAGAGGACGGCGGCGGGGTGTTGCAGGTGGTTACGCCAGCTTGAAGCTGCCGATGGTCAGCGTTGCGGCGGTGCCCACATCGGCCTGGACGACTTCCTTGAACTCCTGGGCCAGGTCTTCGCGCAGTTGTTCCTCGCCAATCCAGCGCAGCTTGAGCAGTGGCTTGTCGCCGCCGGTCAGTACCGCCACACGCAAGCGGATGGTTCTCGCCGTGAGCCCTTCGTAGGGCTCGACGGTGAAGCGGAATTCAGCGGGCAGCCCTTCGGACGACTTGGCCTCGATCTGGTCCATGGCGGAGCGCGATGCGCTCAGATCGCCCACGACGTGCTCACTCTTGCGGGCCTGCTCGATGCTGATCGAGCGAATGGCACTCGCTGCTTTGCGCAAGTCGATGGGGGAGTCGTCGGCGGCCAGGGAAGTCAGGTTAGAGGCCCAGTCTTCGATCCAATCACTCAGGTCTTTCTGCGGGAAAGTCGTGGCGGCGGCGCGCTCCAGTGCCAGAAACCCGGCGGTCTTGCGCAGGTTCAGCGTTGCTGTGAAGTCGCCGTGCCCGGGGGCAGTGATGTCACCCAGGTTGAAGTACACGGTGCAGCGCATCTGCTCGGCGTCGACGAAGCCTGTGGTCGGAGTTTCTGCGCTGTGCTGTTGCACGTAGTTGCCGAAGTCATGCAGCGAGTGGGTGACCAGCGCACCCCGGAAGCGGCTGCGCAGAGGCTGGAACATTTCGATGCTGTGTATCTTCTGGTCGGACGGCAGCACCAGGGCTGGGGTGTGCGTGTCCAGGGGCTTGGCATGGGCAAGAATGGCGGTGTCCTGAATCAACTGAACTGCTTGGGCTTCCATGGATCGGTTCCTTCTGTGGTGAGAGGTATGGACTTAGGGTTACGACTTGGCGTGAATCGGAGCGTCTTGTCGGTCGAAGAGCTGCCCCGGGCCTGGCGCCTCGGCGAACAGGGTCAGGCGGCCGCCTTCGTTGACATGCATGGGCGTGTCGAGGGTGGTGTCCTCGCTGCGGCTGCCGCGCTTGGTGGGCACCTTGTAGGCCAGCTTGTGGTTGACGGTCACCTGATGGCTGGACGCGATCTGGCTCAACGTGAAGGTGATGGTCACGGTGCCGACCTTGCTGTGATCGACTACGCCGGCGGCCACCTCGGACAGGGCATGTCCGATTTGGCTGGCGAATACGCCGGCGTTCAGTTCGCCGATGAATTCGGCGGTGTCGGTTGGTTTCATGTGCTGTGTCTCACTGGTTGTTGCCCCTGGACGGCAGGGGCTACCGTTGCTATGCCGCGGCTTTGCTGGCCTGGGCGTCGAGGTAGGCGGCCAGGTCGTGCAGGTAGACCACCCACGGGGCACGGGTTGAGTGGTGAATGCGCTTGACCGTCAACTTGATTCGCCCTTTGCGGATCTCTGCCAGCAGGTACTTGTCTGTCTGGATGTGCGGGAAATACTCCTGGCGCACGGCTGCCAGGGTTGGGCACGGGGTTGCGAACTGGCGTCGTAACTGGTCGAGGGTTTCGCTCATGGGCTGGCCTCCCCGGCCCCCACGGCGGGCTGCAGCTTGTGGCGGATCAAGTCGGCGAGACTTCGGGCGTCGGCAGCTCGGCCGGTTGCGCAGATGCGGCCCCGGGCATCGGCAATGACCGCGCCGAATGGTGTTTCCGGTGTCTTCGTCGGGGTGACGAATGCGGTTTGTCCGGGCTGGATGATGCTGTTGACGCGGTGGAATACTTCGGCGAGTTCGATGGCGCTGCTCGGCAACAAGCCAAGGCCCTGGGGTTTGCCGATCAGCGTCGGCCCAGACACCGCTCCGGGGCTGCCGAGGTAGATCGGAATCAAGGCCAGGGTGTCGCCGGTGGTGGTGAATGCGTTGAAGTAGTTGGTCTTCATGCTGCGGCTTCCTTGTTCGCGATGGTGACGCCCAGTTTTTTGGCGAGGTACGACACGCCGGTTTCGGTGACCATCACCACTGCGTAATGCCGAACCTGGCCGGACTTGCCGATCTGTACCGAGCGCGGGTCGGCGAACAGGTTGCCCTGGTCGCGGTGGTGGCTGGCCAGGGTCCCGTCCTTGGCCAGTACATGCAGCTCACGGAGCTTGGCGCGGAAGGCTCGGGGCTTGAGCCCGAGCAGTGCCGCGGTTTCGTCGAGGGTGCGGTTCATGGCGATGGCCTCAAGCTGCAGGGCGTTTTTCGCGTTGTCGGATGATCTCTACACAGCAGTCGACTTGCTGTCGCAGTGAGGCCAGGTCGGCTGTGTTGCGCGCGATCAGATCGCCCTGACGTTTAGAGATGCTGGCCTCGGTGATATGTGGGTTCACTGATGGAGCATCGGGACGGTGGATGTGGATGATCGTGCCGCCGCGCCTGCGGATGAACTCGGCTTCGTTCTCGACGCGCACATCGCTGACAACGAAGCCGATCACGCTCGACAGCGAGTTTTGTAGGTAGTTGAGGTTTTGCTCGGCAATCTTCACCCAGATGTCTGGGTGCACCATCTGGCGCGCCCACTCGGTGCCCATCGACTGCATCAGCTCCCGCGGAGACCGCTCAAGCCAGGGCAGGGGTTGTTCTTTGCGCTCGCCCTCGAAGTCGTCCGGATCGAGGTTGAACATCTCCATGAGTCCTGCGCGTATTGGGTCGGCGAAGGCGTAGTGCTCCAGCAGGTGGTTGCGCACCAGGTGTTCAGCAGCAGTTGATTTACCCGAGCGAGCCGGGCCAGCGAGGCCGATCAGAATGGGCTTCATGCTGCATCGCCTCCGAATGGGCCGAAGTCCACGGGCTTGGTGGTCGCGGTGCGGCGGGTGGTGGTGATCACAAGCAGCCCGGTTTGGCGCTGGATGGCTTCAACCGCGGCGGGGCTGGTGCAGGCTGCGGGGTGGAGGTACACCGGGCAGCGGTTGGGGCTGTGCTGTGTAGTCGTTTGCATGATTCGTACTCGTGGTGAGAGATGTACGAGCAAACGTTAGCAACGGCTAACTGATTTAACAATAGCTGTGGCTATATATTTTTACGTAATGCAAAAAAAAACCGCACAGGGCGGTTTTTTTGATGCTGGGGAGTTACTCAGTTCTGAATCTTGCTTGGTGGCATGATGCCGCCTACGTAGTGGATTTTGGCGATTTCAGAGCGTTGTAGCGTCAGCCGGCCGTAGGTGTCGTTAACGGACATCAGGCTAACCTCTTCGTCGTTTGCGTAGAGAAGTTCCTTGATCATCGATTCACCGTTGCTCCGAATAACCAATACGTACTCCCCTGGCACCAATTCTTGCCTCGGTTCGCACCAAACAAGCCATCCATTTCGAATGGCTGGGGCCATTGCGTCCCCCTTAATGCGTAAGGCATACGCTGTAGGGTCCAGAGTGGGAACGTTCATCCAGCCACTTGTTGGTGTCAGTTCATCCCACAATCCATCTGGTTTCACTTGGGCTAGTCCTTGAATAGGTACCCGCCGGAAACTGTTTGCTGCGTTGGAGCTTGCTGCAATGCCAAGCACCTGGCCTTCCTGGGCCGAAAGCGCGGGCATCAAGAGAGTTCCACCAGGGAGGCCAATCTTATCTTCTAGATTCTTGGCAGCTTTATCGCCCAAGGGACGATGCCCATTCAAGAGCTGGGAAATATAGGAGGCATCCAGGTTGTAGCGATCCGCGAACTCTTTGGTTTTGAGGTCGCCGATAAGCTTCTTGAGCGTGTCAATTCGTAGCTGGCTGATATTCATCTACGCATCTTAGAATCGTTTAGCGTTTTGTAAATTACGTGCGGCTATTGTTAATGTCGTTAGCGGCTGCTAGTCTTTTGCCAAACGGAGGTGCACATGAGCTTGCATACATACATGAAGACTCTCGACAAATTGCAGGTAGAAAACCTGGCAGGTCGCTGTAAAACCACGACGGGTCAGCTTAAGCAAATTGCTTACGGCAACCGTCGTGCCTCTGGCGGTCTGGCTGTGAATCTGGAGCGTGAAACGCGGGGTGCTGTTACGTGTGAGGAGCTTCGCCCTGATATTGATTGGGCATATCTGCGGGGCTCCAGAGCAGCATAAAGGGTGCTGGCCCGGGAATTCTCACCACAAGATTCCCGGCCCAGCAGTGGCAGCACCAGCACATGAATGCCGCCACTTGAAACACCGGCCTTGTACCTCTCACCACGAAAAGCAAGGCCGATCGTAACAGGTTGCATAGATACACAACGCGTTACTGGAGGCGTCGGGCCGGGGCATCTCACCACAAGAACTCCCCGGACTGACTGGAACGATGAGCCGTGCTGCACAGCACGATTAGCACAGCACACCGGTCTTGGGTCGGATGATAGGGCGCGCCCTAAAGTCTGGCTAGACCGTAAAAGGGGTATTTACGGTTATGAGTCGCATCGCTAAACCATCGGCCATCGAGCCGGTACTTTCATTGCGTAAGGCGCTCTACCGCGCCGGCCATAGCTACCGGGGCGGCGTCACCGCACTGGCGGTGGACATGGTCATGGATTACGACACCCTGCAGAAGAAGCTCAAGCACGATTTCGAGCATCGCTGGCTGGACCCGGACGAGCTTGAAGAGGTTATCCGACTGACCCAAAGCGAGGTGCTGCTGGACGCGCTAATGCGTCCAGCAGGGATGGTCTGGTACAAGCCCGAACCTGCCGCACCAACATACCAAGCCTTGCAGGCAGTCAGTCGGCTACTGCACGAAACCGGCATGTTCGTTTCGAGTATGCACCACGGTGCCGCCGACAACATCTGGGAGCCTCACGAAGTAGAGGACCTGGAGAAGCACGGCGCGGACGTGATTCGTGCTGTCCTCGGGATAATGGCCGGGGCCCGGGCTGCTATGGAGGAACACCTCCATGACTGATGTGATCGATATCGCCAACGACCAGGCCGAGTACTTCTTGCAGGTGGCGCTGGACCGCCGCCAGCGCCAAGCGTCGACCGCCGCCAGCGCGGAATTCTGTGAAGACTGCGACGAGCCTATCCCGCTTCTCAGGCAGCAGAAAGTCAGGGGTTGTCAGACCTGCGTCAGCTGCCAGGAGTTGCGGGAGCGGCGCAGATGAGTGAACAGGTAAATGACGTGCCTACTGCAGAGTGGGCGCGGCGCTATGTCGAGGATTTCGATCTAGCCCTGGTTCCCATCGACCCAGGGGAGAAGGCCCCCAAGGGGATGGGCTGGAACAAACCAGGCGGTTATCTCACCGATGCCGACACGGCATCGGAGTTCTGGCAACGAAACCCCGCGCACAACTTGGGTGTGGTGCTAGGCCCGAGCCGGGTCTGCTCGCTCGATGTCGATGATGTCCAGTGGACCCGGCACGTACTCTACGAACTTCACGGCATCGACCTGGATGCTATGGCGCTGGTGTTCCCGACGGTGGTCGGTAACCCGGCGCGCTTTCGTGTGATGTTCCGGGTTCCGGATGATCTGGAGCTAACCCGCCATTCCTTGTCCTGGCCGAATGAAAATGACCCGGACGGGTCGATCTACAAGCGGCTGACGGCTCAGGCCAAGGCAGCAAAGGCAGCTGGTGATCTGGCAGGGGAGGCAGCAGCCAAGGCCGAGGCGCAACAGTTCCAGCGCTTCACGGTGCTGGAGCTGCGCGCCGGCCTGGGGCAGGACGTGTTGCCACCCTCGATTCACCCAGGCACAGGTAAGCCGTATTTCTGGCGGAAAGCGCCTAATGCGGCTGAGGGGCTGCCGGTGCTGCCGGTTGAGCTGCTTAAGATCTGGAACAACTGGGACATCTTCAAGCGGGATGCCGAGGCAGCATGCCCGTGGGCGCCGAAGCCCAAGAAGGAACCGGGCAAGGCGATCAAGCGACCGCCTCCCAAGGGTGACCAGCCGTCGGTGATCGATGAATTCAACCGTTGTCACGATGTCGAGGAGCTGCTGCGCGCCCATGGCTATATCAAGCGGGGCAGTAAATGGCTGTATGCGCAAAGTAGCACCGGCATGCCAGGTATTACGGTCAAGGAACGCAAGGTTTACTCGCACCATGGCGCCGACCCACTGGCCAACGGTCACCAGAACGATGCTTTCGAGGTCTATTGCCTGCTGGAACACAACGGCGATCAGTCCCGGGCGGTGAAGGAGGCGGCGCGCTTGCTCGGTATGCAGCATGCGTCGCGGCCAGATCCCCGAGACCTTCCCCCGCCCCCTTCTGAGGACATGAGCGGGCCGGGCCGGGTCGGTGCAACTGGCGAAAGCGAGGCCGCTCCGGCTCCTATGGGGGGCGCGGGGGAGGTCTTGACGCCTGAACAAGTGCTGCGTCGGTTTGCGCTGATCGAGGGCACCACACACGTCTGGGACTGCGATCAAGCGCGGGCCATGAAGAAGTCGGCATTTGAAGCGCGGGTGAGCAAGCCCATTGCCAAGGAGTGGCTGGACAACACCGCCAAGCGCCTTATCTCCGCTGACCATGTCAGCGACATTGAGCAGGCGCGGCGCATGGCTGGCAAGAAGACTGATGCCTTCGGCATGTCGCCAACTGATCGCTATGTGTATATCGACGGGACGAAGGACGTCTGGGACCGCGAGAAGAAGCGGCGTATTGCCGAGGGCGCGGTAAAGATGGCCCTCGGCGATACCTATCCGCTATGGCTCAACAGCAGCGAGCGGCGGACGGTGGACGTTGAACACATTGTGTTCGACCCGACCATGACGAAAGACCCATCGATCTACATCAACACCTTTGACGGGCTGCCGCTGGAGCCTGTCCGGAATGATGAAGCCTGCAAGAACCTGCGTTGGTTGATCTCGTTTCTGTGCAACAACGACGAAGCCGCGGTGCAGTGGCTTACGCGGTGGCTGGCGTACCCGTTGCAGCACCTGGGCGCCAAGATGGATACCGCAGTGTTGATGCACAGCACCATGGAAGGCTCGGGTAAAAGCCTGCTGTTCGCCGATGCGCTGGGCATGTTGTACGGCCAGTACGCGGCAACCGTGGGCCAGACCCAGCTGGAAAGCAACTTCAACGCCTGGCAAAGCCGCAAGCTCTGGTCGGTGTTTGAAGAGGTGGTCAGTCGTGACCAGCGCTACAACCAGGTGGGCAAGATCAAGCACTTGATCACGGGTAAAACCGTGCGGATGGAATCGAAGTTCATCAATGGTTGGGAAGAAGCCAACCACATGAACGCGGTGTTCCTCAGTAACGAGATCCTGCCGTGGCCGATCAGCGACAGCGACCGCCGGATGCTGGTCATGTGGCCCATGGAAACGTTGCCGGTGGAGCGGCAGAAGGCGATAGGCAAGGAGCTGGAAGAGGGCGGCGTTGCAGCGCTTTATGGCTGGCTGCTTTCGGTTGACCTTGGCGACTTCAACCAGCGCACACGGCCACCCTCGACCGAGGCCCGGGAACGACTGGTGGCCTTGAGCCGGGCCGCCTGGCAGACGTTCTTGCATCTGTGGCGCTATGGCGAGCTGGGTTATGGCCTCTGGGGGCCGTGCCTGTCTTCGGATGTGTACTCGGTGTTCCTGGAGTGGTGTCAGCGCAACAAGGAACACGCCATGAGCCAGACCAAGTTCTCGCTGTTCCTCAGTTCAGAGGTCGATAAGACGCGGGCGATCCCTTGGAGCGAGGGGAATAACCGCCGGTTCGGCGCGTTCTTCTTTCCTGCGCATCTTGATCCTTCCCCGCCCCCTTCGATGAAGGCGGCCGACCTGGGCAAGCAGGTGGAGGAGTGGCGGGCCCGTGCACGGCTCGCGGGTTGGAGTGTGGACAGCTGGGACCATGTGAAGGGGCCTACACCATGACTGCGCCTGAATGTGTGTTGGGTGTGTTGGGTGTGTGTCGGGTTGGTTTTGGCAACTCAACACAGGTCAAACCCTTCTATTTCAGGGGTTCTAGCGCTGTGTGTCGGGTGTGTTGGGTTTGGCTACGCGTGCGCGCATGCGTGACGTTATTTGTAGCCGCTTCAAAGGCTGCAAATTCTTCTCATGCGAGGACTGAAAAACCCAACAAACCCAACACACTCAACACAAAAGCTATTAGGGCATTGAATTTATTGGGATTTATCTGTGTTGGGTTTGTGTTGGGTTCGGTGTTTTTTGTGTCGGGTATGGTTTCCAGGGGGATGGGGCAATGATTGGGGAAATCGAGGAGCTGTTGGAGTATTGGGGCGAGCAGCAACGCCGGCTCGGCCTGGGTGGCGGGTTGGCCAGCCAAATGGGCACCATCATGCAGTGGAAGGGCGGCGCGCCGCGTGGCGTTCCTGGAACGCGGGAGCCATTGAACGGAGCAGGGCTCGACCCACTGGCTCATGAAGTGGATGCGGCGCTGGCGACGATTGAGCGATCCAGTGCCACTGGCATGGCGATGTACCGCCTGGCCGAGCTCCGGTACTTCACGACGCCGACACCAACAGTTCGGGAGCAGATGCAGTTGCTGGAGATCTCCGAGGGAGCCACGCAAACCTATTACGACCGGGTGCATTCGCTCCACGGACGCCTCCAGCGGGAGCTTAAGGCGCGCCTCTTGGCCCGGCGTCGCGTGACCGTTCGTCGGGGTGGATTGCCTCAAGTTGGCGTCAAGTCGGCGTCAACCTAGCGCCGAGTGGATCTACCGAAAATCGGCCCTTTTCGGTTCCGTAATTCGTAGGTAAAAAGTCCCCAACATCTGGAATCTGCGCCTAGGCGCTTCACCCGAGCACGTGCTGTGCACCTCGCCCTGGCTTTGGCCAGGACACTGAAAACCCCGTCACCCTGGCGGGGTTTTCTTTTTCCGGCGTTCGCCGCGCTCCCTCATTTGAGACCCGTTATGACAAACGAGCAGCAAGCGCTGGCAGAAATGCCGATCTGGTTGGTAATCGTCCTGGCCCTGGTCGGAGGTGTATCCGGCGAAATGTGGCGGGCAGACAAGGATGGCGCCCGGGGTTGGGTGCTGCTTCGGCGCCTGGCGCTGCGCTCTGGTGCCTGCATTGTCTGCGGCATGGCAGCGATGATGCTGCTGATCGGTGCCGGGGTCTCGGTCTGGACGGCGGGCGCCTTCGGTTGCCTGACGGCGATGGCCGGTGCCGATGTCGCCATTGGCTTGTACGAGCGCTGGGCGGCACGCCGGATCGGTGTCTCGGACCAGCCGCCCGGCAGCGGGGCAGCCTGACCAGCAGGGGCTGCCCGACCCGCCGGGCAGGCCGGGGGTGGGGGCCGATTTCCGGGTCCTCCCCGGGGGCCGCCCCCTACACGGGTACTCGGACTCGCGGTTTCCCTGCAGCTGAGATTTGTACAGGGATGTCCGTCTTTTCAAGGACTTAGTAATGGGCAAGACAGTCAGCAAACTGGAACTCGGCGAGATCGTCGGTCGTGATGAACGCACCCTGAGCCGGTGGCAGAACGAAGGTATGCCGGTTATCGAGTTCGGGGTAGGGCGCGGCAACGAGAACCAGTACGACACCCAGGCGGTGATCGAGTGGCTGATGCGCCAAGCGGCCTTGAACGGCAAGAAGGAATCCACCCGTGACCGGCTCGACAGGATACGCGGCGACCGCGAGGAGCTGGCGCTGGCCAAGGACCTGGGCGAGGTCGTGATAGAAGCCGAGATCGTCCAACGCTTCGAAGCGGTGATCACCGCCGCCAAGATCGAACTGCTCAATACCTTTCCTGATGAACTGGCGGCCACCTTGTCCGCTCGCTACGGCGTCGAGGTGGACGATCAACTGGTTCGTGAGCCCATCGAACTGATACTGAGGAGGTTGTCCGCCTATGAGGACGATGGCGATCTCGATGGGGATCTTGACCAGCCAGACGACACGGAAGGCACTGAAGAGGACGGCGATTGAGGGCATGCGCCGGGCCTGTCGCAAGTGGGCCCCGCCGCCACGCATGAGCGTTATCGAGTGGGCCGACCGGTTCCGCTGGCTGGCGCCGGAGGAGTCCGCGACCCCGGGTAAGTACCGCTTTGACAAGACGCCCCACCTGATCTGGCCAGGCGGACCCCTTGAAGCCCTGGACGATCCGAACGTGGTCGAGATCGTCGGTCGCAAGTCGGCCCAGGTGGCCTGGACCTCGGGGGTGATGGGTAATGCCATCGGCAAGTGGATCGACCTGGACCCCTCGCCGATCCTGATCCTGTTTCCGAAGGCCGAGGCCGCCAAGCAGTACGTGGCCGAGAAGCTGGAACCGATGATCGAGGCAACCCCACGGCTGCGCAAGAAGGTCGACCTGCGCAGCCGCAAGTTGCAACAGCGCCAGGACTTCAAGCGCTTTCCTGGCGGCTTCCTGAAAATGGTCGGGTCCAACAGCCCGGCCAGCGTGAAGTCGACGCCGGTGCCTCGGGTGGCGGTGGAGGAGCCCGACGACTGCAACCTCAACTTGAGGGGGCAGGGGGACAGCATCAAGCTGGCCAAGGAGCGTTTGAAGACCTTCCGCCGCTCCAAGATCATTATCGGCGGCACCCCGACCATCAAGGGGCTGTCGGCAATCGATGCTGAGCTGGAGCTGTCGGACAAGCGTATTGGCCTGGTGCCGTGTCACGAATGCGGGCAGGCCCACGCGCTGAGCTTCGAACACCTGCACTGCGATGAAGACCCGCACTATTTCCATGAGGTCTACGGCAAGCGTCGTCCTGAAACGGCGTTCTATGTTTGCCCGCATTGCAGCGCCATCTGGGATGATCACCAGAAGAACGCGAACCTCAAGCGCGGCCGCTGGGAAGCGACCGCCGAATTTCGCGGGATTGCCGGCTACATCATCAACGAGCTGTATGCCACGTTCCACGGCTCACGCTTCGAAGTGCTGATGGAGAAGAAGCTGCAAGCCGAGCATGCCGCCTCGAACGGCAACATTGGCCCGATGATCGCCTTCACCAACAGTTCGATGGGTGAAAGCTACGAGTACAAGAGCAACGCGCCCAAGACCGACGACCTGGAGAAACGCGCCGAGCCTTATGCCGAGCTGACCGCACCCAAGGGCGTGCTGCTGGTGACGGTTGGGGTGGACGTCCAAGGTGACCGTCTGGCGCTGCTGATTATCGGCTGGGGCAGGGGTGAGGAGTCGTGGCGGTTGTACTGGGGCGAGCTGCCCGGCAACCCCATCGACCCCCACGACCCTGTCTGGTCCGAACTGGACAAGATCATTGCTACGCCGATTCCGGTGGATGGTGGCGCCCAGATTGCGGTGTCGGCGGTGAGCCTGGACAGCTCGGACGGCAACACCAGTGACGCGGTGTACACCTACGTGCGGGACCGGCAGCGGTTCAACATCATGGCGATCAAGGGCGCGTCCATCGACAGCCGGGACCGGGAGATATTCACCAAGCCGGCGCAGTCCGCAGACACCACCCAGGACAACACCAAGGCCGCCAAGTACGGGCTGCGGGTGTACATCGTCGGCACGCACAAAGCCAAGACGCTGATCGATGGCCGGATGCGCCTCACCGGCAGCGGGCCCGGCAGGATGCACTGGTACAGCGAGATCCGCGCGGACTATTACGAGCAGGTCACCAACGAAGTGCTGGCCCCGCATCCCCGCCAGCCCAGCAAGATGGTCTGGCAGAAGAAGGCCGGCCGGCGCAACGAGGCGCTGGACTGTGAGGTGTACGCACTGCACGCGGCTCGCAGCCTCAAAACGCACCTGCTGCGCGACAACGAATGGGACCAACTGGAGCAGCAACTGCTCCAGCCCACCCTCTTTACCACCGAGCAGGCGGTAGCCCCGGTTCCACGTCGCGCAGCAAGTCGTGGCAGGGGCACCCGGAGCCGCGTCGGCTAACCACTGAGGTTCAACATGACTGATGCACAACAACGCCTGGCGGAAGTCAGGGCGGCGATCTCGGCCGTCCTGAAAACAGGCCAGCGCCTGCGCCGGGCTGATCGTGAGATCCAGCTGGCCGAACTCAATAGCTTGCGGCTGCTGGAAAAACAGTACGCCTCCGATGTCGCCGCCGAGCAGGCCGCGCTCCAGGGACGTGGTCGTAATCGCGTTTCCTACATGGGGATTTGATCATGTGGCCATTCCGTAGCCGAGAGGCACCGGCCGAGCAACTGATGCGCGAGGCCATCAAGGTGGCCCGGGCCTCGGTTGACGGCGGGCAAGTTGTCGCCCAGGGCGGCGGCGGTGGCGTTGAAACCCGTTGGCGTGGCGCCTCGCGGGTGCTACGCAGCATGGCCAGCTGGATACCCGGCCTGGGCAGCCCTCGCCGTGACTTCAACCAGGGCGAGCGGCGCATGCTGGTTGCGCGCTCCCGCGATGCGATGCGCAATCACCTGATCGCCCGGGCGGCCATCACCCGGCTGCGCACCAACGTGGTGGGCACCGGCCTGGTGTGTCGGGCCCAGGTCGACCACGAAGCCCTGGGCTTGACGGAGGAGCAGGGCGACGCGCTCAACGGCAAGCTGGACCGGATCTGGTCACTGTACGCCGATGACCCTCGCGAATGTGATGCCGAGGCCACCTTGAACCACTACCAGCTCCAGGCCCTGGTGCTGGTGTCGTCGTTGGTGGCGGGAGATGTGTTGGTGGCCAGCCCGGACCAAGAGCGGGCCGGTTGCGTGTTCAGTACTCGACTGCAACTGATCGAGTCCGACCGGGTGAGCAACCCAAACAGTGGATTGGACCGGGTCAACCTGGTCGATGGCGTCGAGTTTGACGACCTGGGTGCCCCGGTCGCTTACCACGTCTGCACCGGCTATCCCGGCGAATACTTGGCCGGGCGTCCCCTGTCCTGGGAGCGGCTGACAGCCTTTGGTGCTGCCACCGGACGCCGCAGGGTGCTGCATGTCCTGGCGGATAAGGAGCGGCCGGGCCAGAAGCGCGGCATGCCCTACCTGGCCCCGGTGCTGGAGCCGTTGCAGAAGTTGGAGCGCTACAGCAGCGCCGAGCTGATGGCGGCGGTGATCTCGGCAATGTTCACCGTGTTCATCAAGAAAAGCTCTGACTTCCAAACGAGCAATCTGCCAATGACGGCCTTGTCCGATGAGAAGCCCGAGGGCGACAACACCTCGGACGGTGAGTTGAGTCTGGGCGAAGGCGCCGTGGTGGATCTCGGTGTGGGTGAAGAACCGGTGGTGGCCAACCCAGGACGGCCGAACGCTCAGTTCGATCCGTTCTTCTCGGCCGTGGTGAAGGAGATCGGCGCCGCCCTCGAGCTGCCCCTGGAGGAGTTGCTGTTGCACTACAGCAGCAGCTACAGCGCCGCCCGGGCTGCGATGCTGCAGGCGTGGCGCTTCTACAGCCTGCGGCGCTGGTGGCTGGCCTGTGACTTCTGCCAGCCCAGCCGTGAACTGGTGATCGATGAAGCGGTGGCCCGAGGGCTGATCGACCTGCCTGGCTACAGCGACCCAGCCAAGCGCAAGGCGTATTGCCAGGCGCTGTGGATCGGCCCGGCCCGTGGCGCCATCGACGAGCTGAAGGAGGCCAACGCCGCCGGCAAGCGCATCGATATCGGTGTCAGCAACGAAACGCTGGAGACCGCGGCCATGACCGGCGAGCCCTGGCAGCAGGTGTTCCGCCAGCGCGTGCGCGAGGTTGAGCAGCGGCGCAAACACAACCTGCAGGCGCTGCCCAAGGGCGGGTTGGAAAACCCGCCTGAACCCGAACCCAAAGAGGAATAACCATGTCGCGAGCATTTGAGCTGGCTGCGTCGCAGCCCTGGCTGATGCTGCCTGCTGCCCTGGATAACCTGCTGGCCATCTCCGACCGGCTGGGCGACCCAATGGCCCTGGAAGCCAAACGCGCCGAGCGGCTGGACAACACCCGGCGCGTCACGATGCGCAACGGCGTGGCCGTGGTGCCAGTGGTGGGGCCGATCTTTCGCTACGCCAATCTCTTTACCGAGATCAGCGGGGCGACCAGTACCCAGGTGCTGGCCACGGACATTCAGCAGGCGCTGGATGACCCCAAGGTCAAGGCCATTGTCCTGAATATCGACAGCCCTGGTGGCGTGGCATCGGGCATCAACGAGCTGGCCGAGCTGATCTACGCCGGCCGGGACCGTAAGCGGATTGTCTCGTACATAGGCGGTACAGGCGCCAGTGCGGGCTACTGGATCGCCTCGGCCGCCAGCGAAATCGTGATCGATGAGGCCAGCCTTGCCGGCAGCATCGGTGTCGTGGTCGAGGCCGTGGTGGAGGGGGAGAACGCCACCGGGCGCAAGCGATACCAGATTGTCAGCCGCAACGCTCCGAACAAGCGCCCGGATCTGGCCACCGAAGAGGGTCGGGCCAAGATCGGCGAAACCATCGACGCCTTGGGCGAGGTGTTTGTGGGCAAGGTCGCCCGCAACCTGGGCGTTGCCGCTGAGAAGGTCCCCGAGATGGGCGATCACGGCGGGTTGCGCGTCGGTGCCGATGCCGTCAAGCACGGCCTGGCCCACCGCGTGGGCTCGCTGGAAGCATTGATAACCGAACTGGCCAAGCCGGCCATCACCACCAACCCAAGGATACACACCATGACCACTGTCACGACTACGGCTGAGCTGCGCACCGCTCTGGCAGCCGGCACCGACCCCGCCACCATCGAAATTGCCCAGGCCTCCCAGCCTGACCTGGGCGCGATTCGCACCGAGGCCGCGACGGTCGAGCGCGAGCGCATCAAAGGTATCAATGCCCTGGCCAGTAAGGGTTTCGAACAGGAGATCGAAGCCGCCATCGATAACGGCAGTTCGGTCGAGGCCACCGCCCTGGTGCTGTTCAAGGCGGCCCAGGACCGGGGTATTTCGCTCCAGGGCATCAAGAGCGATGCCCAGGGCGTGACCGGCACCACCCCGGCCGGCGACAGCAAAGAGGTCGAGCGTAAGGCGGCCGTTAGCGCAATCGTTGTTGGCGCCTCGCGCCGTTAGGAGATTCCATGACTAACCCTAAACGTGACACCTACACCCCCCGCCAGATCACGGCGGGCGATTTCCCCGTTGTTGTCGATACCGGGGTCATTGCTGTCGGCCAGAAGCTGCTCGCCGGCGCTGTGCTGGGGCAGGTAACGGCTTCCAAGGAGTACGTGCTGTGCAAGGCCGCGGCCGAGGACGGTTCGAAAGCCCCGGTGGCCATTCTCGACCAGGACGTCGACACCACCGAGGGCGCCAAGGGCGCGCCTGTTCGCCTGACGGGTCAGGTGCTGGGCAAGCAGCTCACCCTGGGCGAGGGCTTGTCCCTGGCCGAAGCCAAGGCCGCCCTGCGGCATCTGTGCATTTTCATTCGCTGATCGGAGCCACCATGACTGATATTTTCGACACCCTGACCATGCTGGAAGCGGTCGAGCAGATGACGCCGCCGCGCCGCTTTCTGATGAACACCTTTTTCAATGGTTCGGTCCCGCAGACCTTTGGCACCAAGACGGTGACCATCGATATCGTCAAGGGCCAGCGGAAGATGGCGCCGTTTGTTCATCCTTCGCTTCCGGGTAGCGTGGCTTCCCGCAAGGGCTTTGTATCGAACACCTACGAGCCGCCTTACATCCAGCCCAAGCTGGCAACCAATGCCGAGCTGATTCTCAAGCGTGCTGCCGGTGAGAGCCCATTCTCTACCCGCACTCCGTTGCAGCGTGCGGGCGAGCAACTGGGGCGGGACATTCTGGATCTTGACGAGCAGATTGTTCGCCGCGAGGAGTGGATGTGCGCGCAGGCGCTGACCACCGGCAAGGTCCGCGTCATTGGTGAAGGGGTGGATGACACCATCGATTTTCAGATGGAGGACAGCCACAAGATCACGCTCGGGCAAGGGCGCTGGAACACTTCGGATTCGGACCCAATTGCCAACCTGCGCCAGTGGCACCGCCTGGTGGCCAAGGACTCCGGGCGCACCGCAGGTGTGGCGGTGTTGAGTGCCGAAGCGCAGGACGCTTTCCAACGCAACGACACTGTTCTTAAGCAGCTCAACAATCGCCGGGTGGACATGGGCATCATCAGGCCTGAGCTGTTGCCCGATGGTGTCACCTACCTGGGTTATCTGAATGATCCGGGTGTCGACCTGTACGTCTACAACGAATGGTATCTGGACGACGCAAGCAATGAGGTGCCGCTGATCCCTGCTGGCGGGTTGATCCTGGGGTCTACTGGCACCCGAAACGCGATGCTGTACGGCGCGATTCAGGACCTCAATGCCATCGAAAGTGGTCTGGTCGAAGCTGCGCGTTTCCCAAAAAGCTGGGTGACCGAGGAGCCAAGCCAGCGTTGGCTGAAACTCCAGAGCGCGCCGCTGGCTGGCCTACTGGAACCGAATGCCTTCATCTACGCAAAGGTGGTGTGACATGGCCGCGAAAGTTGAATACGTGGTGCTGGACGGCTGCATTCAGGACGGTAACAAGATCGTCAAGAAGGGCGAAGTCTACGACCCGCCCAACACCGAGGTTCGGGATCTGTTGCTGGAAGACGGCAAGATCACCAAGCGCGGGAAGCTGGACGCCGAGCAGGCCGGGGACGACTGATCATGTCCTTTCGCGACCGCATGTCATTGATGGATGCACGGCTGCTGGACGCTCTAGGTGATGAAGCCGTGATCGAGGGTATTGCACAGCCGGTGCCCGGCTTTCTTGCCGCGCCCTGGCTACGGCCGAAGCTGGGGCAGATCAACACAGGGATGCGAGAGCCGCGCTTTGAGATCCGTGTCAGCGATGCGGCGGGTATCACCCCGGGTCGGCAGGTCTCGATTGACCTGCCGGCTCAGGATGGCGGCGGCAACTATGACCTGGTGCGCGTCGACCCGGCCCAGGCAGGCTGGGTGGCACTGGTGTTGAGGGCTAGACCATGAGCGTCGGTAGCTACGCCAAGTTGACCTCCCAAGACGGGATGATCACCTTGCAGCCCTCGGCAGCCGATTTGCAGGCGTTCCAGGACTTTGCCGCCCTGGTGCCCAAGGCCGCTGCAGCTGCCCAACGTCGGGCCATCAACAAGACCCTGGGCTGGTTGCGTACCCACATTGCTCGAGCTGTCAGCGCCAAGGAACGGATTGTTGTCGGTGCAGTTCGCCAGCGTCTGCGGGCGTACTCGGTCAACAGCAACGGGCAGGGGCGGCTGTGGTTCGGCATCAACCCGATTGAGTCGAGTCGGATTGGTCGGGCCCGCCAGAACCGTACTGGTGTGTCGGTCGCGGGCCGGCGCTATCAAGGCGCGTTCTTCAAGCGTGTCTATGGCGGCAAGGCCGACATCTGGATTCGTACCAGCAGCAAGCACTTCAACGCGAAGGACTACCCCGAAAGCGATCTGTCGAGCAGCAGCTCGGGTTCGGGGTGGGTGTCAGAGCAGGACAACCGTTTTCCGTTGGCGAAAGCCAAGGTGTCGCTCGATGACGTGCGCCCGAGCTTTGAAGAATGGGTCCGGCGGGCGGATGAGCGCTTGCTTGTGATCCTTGAGCAGGAACTGAACTTTGAGCTGCAGAAGTATCTGCGAGGGACTAACCGTGTCTGATGAATCCTTCAGCCTTGATCAGCTGTATAGCGCTATTGAGCAGCGCATCCGGGAGGCGATTCCCGGTCTGGAGTATGTGGGCACCATGCCGCATATGCTTGAAAGCGTGGCGTTACCGGCGGTTGTCGTGGAACTGGTGGAGTTTGAGCCTGGACACGACCCGCTTACGGGTGAAGTGGCGTTGCAGACTCGCTTTGAAGCCCGGGTGATTGTGGGGGCCGAACAGCCTGATTGTGAGCAGCAGGCCGCGTTTGGTGCGTCCCAGCTCGCAGTGCTGTTGCGCATGCAGACTTGGGGGGTGGCAGCGGTCGAGCAGGCAGAGTTTGTGCGGGCGGGCCGGGATTGGACCCGCCCTGAACTGGACACCCTCGCAGTCTGGGCCGTGGAGTGGACCCAGGGCATTTACATTGGCCAGGAGGAATGGCCCTGGCCGGACCAACCCGCGGCTTTTCTTGAGCCGCGCCTGGGTGAAGATGCACCGAGTGTGCGTGTTGAGGTCGAACCATGAGCTACGTTTCCGCGGCTCATGACCGCATGATCGCGGGACTGATCATCCCTTGCAGCGTTGTCGGGGTGGACCTGGCCGCCGCCATGGTGCGGGTTTCCGACGGTGCCGGTTGGACCAGCGCCTGGGTGCGCTGGCACAGCCAGGCCGCTGGTAAGGCTCGACACTGGCGGGCGCCCAGCCTGGGCGAGCAGGGGGCCTTGATCAGCCCCAGCGGCGAGCCGGCTCAGGGCACTTTCATTGCTGGCCTGTACGGCAATGCCGGCCCTCAGCCGGATAACCGCGAGCATGTCGAAGTCTGGCGCTTCGACGACGGTGGCTCGCTGGTCTACGACTGGCAGGCCAAGAGCTACAGCATCAGCCTGCCCAGCGGTACGGTGACCATTCAGGTCGGCGGCAGCTCGGCGGTGATCACTGATAGCGCGCTCACCGGCCAGGCCAGCACCATCAGCCTGACCGGGCAAATCACCTTGACCGGTGAAGTACAAATCAACGGCGCGAGCCTGAAGCACAACGGGGTCAACATCGGCTCGACCCATACCCATGCCGACGTAACGCCCGGAAGTGGGAAAACCGCCGTGCCTCAATGACCACCAGCCCGCTATCGCGGGCCTTTTTTCGCCTGGAGCAAATATGACCACGACCAAGAAACCCGCCGAGCAACCCGGCGGGGAGCCGGCAGCACCTGACGCTTCGGTGTTCCGCGACACCCTCTACACCTCCCGCGTGCTGATTTTGCCGGATGGTCGGCCCCTGACTGTGAAGCAGGGCCAGGTAACGGCCGACGCCGGCGACAGTGTGGCGCTGGAGTACCTGCGCAAGCATTCGGACCTACAGCCGCAGGAGTGACGCGATGATCGGAATGGATCGCCGAACGGGCCAGCCGCTGTCGGGCATCGAGCATGTACGGCAGTCCATCGAGGACATCTTGAGCACGCCCCTGGGCAGTCGCCGGATGCGCCCGGAGTACGGCAGCGACCTGCGCCGCTATGTCGACCTGCCCGTCACTGGCGGTTGGAAGAGCGCCGTCCAGGCTGAGGTGGCTCGGGCGCTGTTGCGCTGGGAGCCGCGGTTGAAGCTGGAACGGGTGCAGGTGGTGGCCGTCGTGGGTGGCCAGATCAGCTTTCAGCTGACGGGCCTGTACCTGGGGGATAACGCGGTATTGGAGGTGACGGCATGAGCATCCTGGACTTGTCGGCCCTGCCGGCGCCTCCGGTGCTGGAGCCCCTGGACTTTGAGGCGTTGTACCAGGGCAAGCTGGCGATGTTTCGTCAGTACATGGGGGAGAACTGGACCGCTGACTTGGAAAGCGACCCGGTCACCAAGCAGCTGGAACTGTCGGCCTACGGGGATTTGCAGCTGCGCGCCCGGATCAATGACGCGGCCAAGGCGTTGTTGTTGGCCCATGCCAAGGGCCCGGACCTCGATCACCTGGCGGCCAACGTCAAACTGCAGCGTCTGGTGATCCAGGCGGGTGATCCTCTGGCGGTGCCGCCGGTGGCTGAGGTCAAGGAGGTGGACGACGCTTTGCGCGAACGCATCCAACTGGCCTATGAGGGGCTGACCACGGCAGGCCCGCGCAACAGCTACATCCTGCATGCCCGCAACGCCTCGGCCCTGGTGGCCGATGCCGAAGCCGAAAGCCCGTCGCCGGCCTGTGTCACGGTCACGGTGTTGAGTCTGGAAGGTGACGGCCGCGCGGCTCCCGAGCTGTTGGCCAAGGTGGCAGCGGCCCTCAATGACGAGAACGTGCGCCCGCTGGGGGATCGCGTCACCGTGCAAAGTGCCCAGGTTTTGCCGTATCGCATCGAAGCGGTGTTGCACATGAAGGGCCCGGGCCCGGAAAGCGATGCGGCCCTGGCCGAGGCCCTGCGCAAGTTGGCGGCCTGGACCAACCCGCGGCGTCGGCTGGGTATCGAGGTAGCCCGCTCAGCCATTGATGCCCAACTGCATGTCGCCGGTGTTGCTCGGGTCGAGCTGATCGGCTGGCAGGACATCGCCCCGACCCGAGCCCAGGCCGCGTACTGCAACGGCTACAGCGTCACGCTGGGGGGCTGACATGAGCAGCTTACTGCCGATCAACAGCACGCCCCTGGAGCGCGCCCTGGAGGTTGCTGACGCCAAGGCGGGAGACACCGCCCAGATACTGCGAGCCCTCTACAACCCCAGCACCTGCCCGGCGCACCTGCTGCCGCAATTGGCCTGGGCCTGGTCGGTGGATCGCTGGGACCCGCGCTGGCCGGAAACGGTCAAGCGTAATGCCATTCGTGCCTCGTTCTTCATCCATGCGCGCAAGGGCACCATCGGCGCGCTGCGCCGGGCGGTGGAGCCGCTGGGCTATTTGATTGAGGTGGTCGAGTGGTGGCAGACGGTTCCCCAGGGGCCGCCGGCCACCTTCGCGCTGAAAGTCGGGGTGCTGGATACCGGCATCACCGAGGAGATGTATGCCGAGTTAACCCGGTTGATCGACGACGCCAAGCCCGTCAGTCGGCACATGACCGGCCTGGCCATCAGCCTGGAAAGCAGCGGGGTGATCGGTTTCGGCGCCTATGTCGACCAGGGCGAGGTGATCGACGTTTACCCGCCGGCTCCCCGCGATATCGAAGTGACCGGCCGTTATGGGCAGGTCATGTGCATTGATGAAATAGACACTCTGGATGTGTACCCATGATTGATTCCAACAGTCAGTTCTTCGCCATTCTCACGGCGGTAGGCGAGGCGAAACAGGCCAACGCCACCGCCCTGGGTATCCCCTGGACCTTCAAGGAAATGGCCGTGGGTGATGCCAATGGCACCGACCCCATTCCCAACCGGGCCCAGACCAAGCTGCTCAATGAATGGCGCCGGGCGCCGGTCAACCAGGTGCGCACCGATCCGGCGAACCCGAACCTGATCATCACCGAACAGGTGATTCCGTCGGATGTCGGCGGGCGCTGGATTCGCGAAATCGGCCTGTTCGACGCCGACGGCGACCTGGTGGCGGTGGCCAACTGCGCACCGAGCTTCAAGCCGCTGCTGGCCCAGGGCACTGGCAAGACCCAGATCATCCGCATGAATTTCATTGTGTCGAACACCGCGCAGATCGTGCTGAAGATCGATCCTGCGGTGGTACTGGCTACCCGCGAGTATGTCGACAATGCGGTGATCGATGCCCTGGCCAGGATGGACTTCAAGCATTCGGCGCTGGTGGCCACCACGGCCAACATCGCCTTGAGCGGGATTCAGACCATCGACGGCGTGTTGCTGCCTGCCGATGCCCGAGTGCTGGTGAAGAACCAGACCCAGGCCAAGGACAATGGCCTGTACGTGGTGTCGTCGACGGGCGTGTGGAAGCGTGCCCAGGATGCCGACACCAGCCTGGAAGTTACCCCGGGGCTGTTCGTCAGTATCGAGACCGGCGCCGTCAATGGCGACAGCGTCTGGCAACTGGTGACCGATGGGCCGATTGTTCTGGGCAGCACCGCGCTGACCTTCGATATGGTCGCCGGCCGAACCGGCGTCAATGCTGGTGCCTATGGCAACGTCACGGTAGACAAGTATGGCCGGGTGATCGCCGGGACCAACCCGAACACCCTGGCCGGGCATGGCATCACCGACACCTACACCAAGGCCGAGATCGAGTCGATTGTCGCCAAGGCGTCAGCGCTGTCGGTGGGCTCGATAGTGGCCTTTCCCAAGACCAGCGTGCCGCCGGGTTTTCTGGAGATCGATGGCAGCGTGCAGAGCGCTGCGACCTATCCAGACCTGGCAGCTTATCTGGGCGGTACCTACAACAAGGGGGATGAGGGCACGGGTAACTTCCGACTGCCAGAGTCCCGCGGTGAATTCCTTCGTGGTTGGGACCACGGGCGCGGTGTTGACCTAGGGCGGGGCCTGGGTGTGTATCAGCTCGATGCGCTGCAGAACATTACGGGCACTATCAGTGCAGCTGACTCGACCGGCCTGGCCCAGGCACTAACCGGAGTCTTCAGCGGTTCATCGGCATCTGTGACAAAAGGTAATGTAGTTGCTGCCAATGCATATACAACAGTTAACTTTGACGCTTCGCGTGTTGTGAGAACTGCCACTGAGACTCGCCCTCGTAACCTGGTGGTTATGTGGTGTATCAAGGCCTGGAGCGCCCCGGTTAATCAGGCGAACATCGATGTTGCCGCCCTGGCCGAGCAGGTCCGCAACATGAGCAAAAATCAGGTCGTAGGGCTGCATCGAAACCTTAGCTGTTCTGCGTCAGGCCTGAGCGCGCTCATCAACGTGAAAGCTGATCAGCTCATCGTTGGGAATGGTGCTTTCACGAAGTCGCTATCCGGTATCGGCTTGAGCATTAGCGTGGAGAAAGTCGGCGCCAATGGGCTGGACAAGGGCCCGCTGGAAGGGTCGACCTGGTACGCCATCTGGGTGATCGAAGGTGAGTCAGGAGTGGCTGGCCTGTTGTCTCTTAGTGAGACCGTCCCGTTTCTGCCGGAAGGCTACTCGTTCAAGGCTCGGGTGGGTTGGATTCGTACCGATGCCACGGCCAGCAAGTACCCGCTGGGATTCACTCAGTGGGGGCGGCGCGTGCAATACCTTGTTATTGCTGGAACAAATGTCCCCCTACCGCGGCAGATGGCCAGCGGTGTAACCGGCTCGCCCTCCTCGGGGTTGTGGACAATCGTGTACGTATCGGCGTTTGTGCCGCCGACAGCGGCCACTATCGCTGTTGGGGTAGCCGCTCCCACTAGCAACTCCTCAACGATGGTTGCACCGAATGCCACCTACGGCGGAGTGTCGACACTGAACAACCCCCCGTTTGCAGCCGTCACCACTCAGACGGGCGCGGCTGGGGCTGTGCAAGCGGTTGAAGTCTTGCTTGAGGGACCGCGGGTTTGCTGGGCCGGGTCCGGCTCAGGTAGTGCCATATATGCCTACGGCTGGGAGGACAGTCTATGAGTGGTTTTGCGGTGAGAAATGACAGAGCGAGTTGGCGCGCAGTCGATCGCCCTGATCAGCTCGATGCAGATGAATACTACTGCGCTGAGAATCCGCCCGATCCAGTACCCCAACTGGGGGAGCTTGCAACGCTGGCGATTGAACAGCGTGATCGGCTGCTGGCTGCAGCTGCAAATCGCATGGGGCCATTGCAGGATGCAGTGGAGGCCGGCCAGGCAACTGAAGATGAGGTAGCACGCCTGCAGCAGTGGAAGACCTACCGGATCGATCTCAATCGGATTGAGCAGCAGGAAGGCTATCCAGCCGCCATCCGCTGGCCCACCTCCCCAGATCAAACTGAGTAAACGCCCCGCACCGACGGGGCGTTTTCTTTCCAGCGCTTCGGCGCTCGTACCGACCCAGCCTCGCATATGCGGGGCTTTCTCATTTCTGGAGCCTATCCATGAGTTTCTTTCACGGCGTTACCGTCACCAACGTGGACACCGGCGCACGCACCATCTCGCTGCCCACGTCCTCGATCATCGGTCTGGTGGACACCTTCACTGAAGGCCCGGCGGCCACAGCCAAGGCCAACGACCTGCTGTTGATCACCAACGAGCGCGAGGCTATCGCCGCCTGGGGCGCGGATGCGGCCATCACCAAGGCGTGCCAGGCCATCTACCAGCGGGCCAAGGCGGTGATCGTCGCGTGCGGCGTGGCCAAGGTTCAGGACGCCGCGCAGCAAACCTCGGCGATCATTGGCGGCGTGCTGGCCAACGGCAAGCGTACCGGCCTGCAGGCGCTGCTGGACGGCAAAAGCCGATTCAATGCCCAGCCGCGGTTGCTGGTGACTCCCAAGCACAGCGCGACCCTGGCTGTCGGCACTGCCCTGGTAGCCCTGGCCGACAAGCTGCGTGGCCTGGCCATTCTCGATGGGCCCAACACCACCGACGAGGCGGCCATGGAGTACGCCAAGAACTTCGGCGCCAAGCGGGCTTACCTGGTCGACCCGGGGATTCAATACTGGGACACCGAGGCAAGCGCCACCGTCGGCGCACCGGGGGCGGCCTGGACGGCTGGCCTGTTCGCCTGGACTGACAACGAGTACGGGTTCTGGGCTTCGCCCTCGAATAAGGAGTTCGTCGGCATCACCGGAACAGGCCGGCCTATCGAGTTCCTCGACGGTGACGAGACCTGCCGGGCCAACCTGCTGAACAACGCGAACATCACCACCATCATTCGCGATGCCGGGTTTCGCCTGTGGGGTAACCGCACGCTGTCCAGCGATCCGAAGTGGGCCTTTGTCACCCGGGTGCGAACCATGGATATCGTCATGGACGCCATCCTCTACGGCCACAAGTGGGCGGTGGACCGCTCGATCACGGCCACCTACGTCAAGGATGTGACCGAGGGCCTGCAGGCGTTTATGCGCGACCTGAAGAATCAGGGCGCGATCATCAATTTCGAGGTCTACGCGGACCCAGAGCTGAACACCGCCAGCCAGCTGGAGCAGGGCAAGGTGTACTGGAACATCCGCTTTACCGATGTGCCGCCCGCCGAGAACCCGAATTTCCGCGTCGAGGTCACCAATCAATGGTTGACCGAAGTCCTCGATAAAGCCGCTTAAGGAGCCGCAGCAATGGCAATGATTCCCGAAACCCTGGCCAACATGAATCTGTTTGTCGATGGCGTCAGCTTCCAGGGCGATGTGCCCAGCCTGACCCTGCCCAAGCTCACGCTCAAGACCGAGGAACATCGGGCCGGCGGCATGGACCTGCCGGTGGAGCTGGATATGGGCATGGAGAAGCAAGAGGCCGGGTTTACCACCACCGGCGTGCGCCGCGACTCGCTGCGCATGTTCGGCTTGGCCGATGGCACGGCGTTCAACGGTGTGTTCCGTGGCGCCTTCAAGGGCCTGAAGGGGCGGGTCACCCCGGCGATTGTGACCCTGCGCGGCCTGCTCAAGGAGGTGGACATGGGCGATTGGAAGGCCGGCGACAAGGCCGAGATCAAGCACAACGTGGCCCTGACCTACTACAAGCTGGAAGTCGACGGCCGCCTGATCTACGAGATCGATGCCCTCGGCATGAAGCGCGTGATTAACGGCGTCGACCAGCTCGCCGCCCAACGTTCGGCCCTGGGCCTGTAAGGAAAACCCTCATGACTCAAGCAAAGAAAACTCCGGCCTGGATGACCCTGAGCACGGATAGCGTAGTGGTGGCCCTGACCAAGGCTGTCGAGCTGAACGGCGTGCAGTGCGACAAGATCACCCTGCGGGCCCCGACTGTGCGCGACGTGCGGGCAGCCAACATCGCCGCCGGCGGCGACGACGAGCAGCGCGAACTCGCGCTGTTCTCCAGCCTGGCCGAGGTCGGCAGCAAGGACCTGGAGGGCATGACCCTCAAGGACTACCAGCGTCTGCAGGCCGGCTATTTTCGCCTGGTGCAAGACGACGAACTTTGACCCGGCGGTGCTGAAGATGGCGGCAAAGCGGCTCGCCAGCGAGCTGCATTTTTCCGCTGAAGAAATCATGACCATGCGCTTTTCCGACATGGTCTGGTGGCTCACGGACTGAGCCCGTCACCGCGGGTAAAGGGGGATCGGATGGCGCGCAATCTCGCGTTGGGGTTGGTGATTGGTGGTGCCGTCAGTGCGACGGTGGGGGCTGCCTTCAAGACGGTTGAAAACCGGATCAAGAAACTGGAGGAGCAGGGCAACAAGGCCAAGGTGCTGAAAAACACCATCGGCGAAACCATGCGTCTGCGCGATGAATGGAAAAAGGCCCACGACAGTGGCGCGGCTTCTGCAGCCGGACTGCTGAGCAAGCTGGAGCGGAACCTGGAAAACCTGCGTAAGCAGGGCATCCAGGTGGGCAAGTTGCGCCAGGAGTACCAGGCCCTCGGCCGGGTGGCCAAGGGTGCCGACCTGCAGCTCAAAGGGCACCAGCAGATCAAGCAGGGCAAGGAGGGGTTGAAGTCGGGCATTGGCCAGGCCGTGGCGGGAACCGCTGCTGTCGCGATCCCGACCAAGATCAGCGCCGACTATCAAGCGATCATCCGGGACATTGCGATCAAGGCCAACGTGGCGAACAAGCCGCAAGAAGCCGAGATGTCCCGCACCATTATTCAGACCTCGAAAGACACCGGCATGGGTCGCAACGAGGTGGCCGACCTGGTTAACCAACTGGTTGGCGCGGGTATGGAGCTGGACAAGGCGCTGGCCTATGCGCCGGTGGCGGCCAAGTTTGCTGTCGGCCAGGGCTCGGGCGGTGAAGACACGGCCAGGATGATCCAGGCGCTGGAGCAGAACGCCAAGATAACCGACCCCAAGATCATGGAAAAGGCCCTGGAAGCTATCGCCCTGCAAGGCCAGGCCGGCAGCTTCGAAGCGGCGGACATGGCGCGTTGGTTCCCGCAGTTGCTCGCGGGGATGGGCAAGATGGAAATCACCGGCATGGACGCGGTGACTCAGTTGGGCTCGATGCTGCAAGTGCAGATGAAGACTGCCGGTGGTTCCGATGAAGCGGCCAACAACCTGAAAAACTGGATGGAGAAAATCGGCTCCAGTGAAGTGGTCAAGGCGTACAAGGATGCGGGCATTGACTACCAGGCGTCGATGGCCACCGGGATTCAAAATAATAAGTCGACCCTGGAATCCAGCTTCGAACTGGCTATGCGTTACATCAAGGCCACCGACCCGGCCAAGGCTGCGAAGATGGCCGAAGCTCAAGCGAAGATCAGCAAGGAGACGGACCCCGCCAAGGCCAAAGCGATGCTGAACGCATTGGAGCAGTCCCTGCGCACGGGCGACCTGTTCGCGGACATGCAGGTCAAGGCGGCGCTTATGGCGTACTCGCAGAACCGTGAGTTGTACCAGCAGCTTAAGAAAGACTCGCTCAGTGCTAAGGGCATCCTCGACAAGAACCTGGCCGAGCGCCGCGAAACCTCCTCGCAGCTCTGGGCCGAAACCGCGCAGGCGATGAACGACGGCATGCGTGCGGTCGGGGATGCGCTGCGGCCGGCGACGGATGCGGTGGCCAGGGGCATCAAGACGGTGGCTACCTCCTTGACGGGGCTCACGGAAAAAATGCCGGGTGTGGTCGCCGGTGTCACCGCCGTGGGCGCGGGCCTGCTCGCACTGAAAAGCGTGGTCTCGGCGTTCAAGATCGGTAAGGGCCTGCTGAACGTTGCCCGGGGTTCGCTGATGGGCAACCCGAATGTGATTCAACGGGTGTTTGTCACAAACGCCGGCGCCATGGGTGGCGGTGATTACGACCTTGACGGCGGCCGGGACAAGAAGAGCAGTAAAGGTGGTAAGGGGGCTCAGGGTGGATTTCGCGACCGACTTGGCAGGGCCGGACAGGCTCTGAGAAATTTTTTCAGACCGGGTGTTGTGGGCCGGACGGTCAAGGGAGCGGCAGGACTGGGATCGTCCGCCTTGAAAGGGGTGGTCAACCTGGGGACTTCGGCACTGAAAGGCGTCGGCTCCATGGTCAAGGGGATTTCACCTTGGGTTAAGGGTGGTGGGCTGCTCTCTGCGTTGGGCTCCGGCCTCAAGATTGCGGACACCTACCAGAATGCCAAGACCAAGGACGAGAAGGCCGAAGGCTATGGCGGTGCGGCTGGGGGCCTGGCGGGTGCCATGATCGGCACCAAGGCCGGCCTGGCGGCCGGTGCTGCGATTGGCTCTATCGTTCCCGGGCTCGGTACGGCCATTGGTGGCGCGGTGGGGGCTGCTGTTGGCGGCGCCCTCGGATACTGGGGCGGCGATGCCCTGGGTGGGTACGCGGGTAAGGCGATGTTCGGTTCCGACCCGGGGCTTAAACGAATGCCCGACGCTGGCCCGCTGATGATGCGCGATGCCGGGAAGAACATCCCTCCGGTGATGGGTGATATCGCCAAGTCCTTCAGTCCTCGCCAGGCGCCGCCGGTGATGGGGCAGGTGGTGCGCTCGATGGAAGCTGCAGCACCTTCTGCAGCAGTGCCTGCGATGCTTAAGGCGCCTGAGCCTGCGAAGGCTTTGCCGCCCAAGGTCGACCAGCAATTCACGTTCTCCCCAACAATTCCCATCACGGTGAATGGCGACGTCAAGGACCCGGCCCAACTGGCGCGGGAGGTGGAACCGCACCTGCGGCGGATGTTCGACGAGTACGGAAGGCAGGCCGCGGCCCGGCAGTTGTCGGATGAACCACATGTCTAAGGAGGCCCCATGGCCTATATGGAACAGTTGCAATCAGGGCTCCAGTCCCTGGTTGCAGCAGGGGAGGCTGGGCGTACCAGTGCCGACGGCATGTTGACCCCCCTGAACGGTGCAATCGGCGATATCACCGGAGCGGCTTCGGAGCTGGAGAACGTGCCATTTGTGGGGCCTGAGATCGGCGCCAAGCTGCAGCGCACCCTGCGTGGGATCACAGCAGCGCAGTCGGTAGTCGGCCAGGTCGCTGCCGGCTACAGCCAGGCGGTGTCGGCGGCGGGGCAGATCCAGCAGCGGCTCGGCAGCCTGCAAGAGCAGACAGCCCGGGCCGGTGCGGCGATCAACCGAATCGGCGGCCAGGCCAGCCCAGCCTTGGGCAACATCTTCCCGAGTGGTGCGTTAGGTGGTCAGGGGACGCCGGCGGCCGCGGCGGTAAAACCATTTCCGCACCTGCTGATCATTCACCCGCTGCGCCCTGGTGGGCAGCCTTACTACTTCAACCTCGACACCGCGGCCTTTGACGAGCTGCGGCGGCAGACAGCATTCCGTTGGGCCGGCCAGGAACGCCTGACCCGCAGCATTGCCCAGCAAGCGGTGGGGCAGGGCGACGACAAGATCACCCTCAAGGGGGCGGTGTTTCCAGGGTTCAAGGGTGGGCTCGGTCAGTTGCAGAAGTTGCGCAGCATTGGCCGCCGGCTCCAGCCGCTGAGTCTGACTACAGGCTATGGCGAAGTGCTGGGCACCTGGTGCTTGACCAGCCTCGAGGAGGAGCAGAGCCACCTGCTGGCCGGGGGTGTACCACGTAAGCAGGGCTTTTCACTGGAGTTTGTAAGCTATGGCGACGACATGCAGAACGTCTGATGGGGATCTGCTCGACACCCTCTGTTACCGGTTCTACGGGCATCTAAATGGCAGTGTCGAGGCGGTGCTGGATGCCAACCAAGGGCTGGGTGATGAACCCCAGCCGTTCCAGGCTGGGGTGTTGATCGTACTGCCGGAGCTGCCGGCGGCGGTCGATGCCGTGGTGCAGCTGTGGGATTAGCCCGCAGCCTGGGCGCACTCCTTGGCGGCCGCCTGGTAGGACATATGGTTTTCGGAGTACTGCCGAGCGTCCTTGAAAATCATGCCTTGCCAGGAAGTATTGGCATCGATTGCTGCGGAGCGGCATTTAGCGAAGGGGGCGAACAGCGTTCCGAAACGGTCGCTTTCATCCATTAACTTTTTCAGTGCAATGGCCTGATCGCGAGCTTGTTTGCCGTCCATGGTTCCGGACAGGGCTAGGTTCTGGCCGTGTTCTACCGTCTTGTTTAGGCGCTTGAGGAATTCGCGGGCTTCCTCGGGTTTGATCTTCTTGGCGGCTTCCTGCGCCGCTATGGCTTGCCGTCCGCGTTCTGCTGCTTCGGCGCTGACGGGCTGATCGTCGCCCAGATCTATCACCCGCAATTTCTGTTCGGCCTGGGCCATCGATGCGGCCAATAGGCACAGCGTCAATCCGAAAATCCTTTTCATTCCTTCAACTCCTGTAGGGGCAATGGTCGCCGGATTCTATGCAGTCCTGGCGGTTCCGTCACTCGGGGGAGGTTTTTTGCATGACACCCATTTTCCGAATCGTCGCGGATGGCCGCGACATCACAGCCCTGATCAACGACCGACTGGTGACCCTGCGGACCTCGGATAAACCCGGCATGGAGTCGGACGAGTTTGAGTTGCGGGTAGACGACCGTGACCGGGCCGTGGCGCTGCCCAGCCGAGGGGCGAGTATCGAGGTGTTCATGGGCTACGCCGGCCAGTCGATGGCCCGCCTAGGACGCTACATGGTGGACGAAGTGGTGGTATCAGGTCCGCCGGACACCATCGAGATCCGCGGCAAGGCCAGCGATATGCGCGGCAGCGGCAAGACCACTCGCAGCGGCAGTTGGGAGGATGTACCGCTGCAGCAGATCGTGCGCGACATTGCCGCCCGCAACGGCTGGCAGCCGGTCTGCCCGGTTACCACCAAGGTGCCCCGGGTCGATCAGCTCAATGAATCCGATTTCAACTTCATCACCCGCTTGGCCAAGCAGTACGACTGCACGGCCAAGGTGGCCGATGGCAAGCTGCTGGTGCTGCCGCGGCAGGCGGGGCAGAGCACGACCGGCAAGGCCCTTGGCACGGTCACCATCACGCGCCGCGATGTGAGCCGTTACCAGTTTCGGCTTGGCGATCGCAGTACGCACAAGGCGGTGCAGACCAAGCACCAGGACAAGAAGAGCGGCAAGCTCCAGGTTGTCGACCTGGGCAACGAGGATTCGCCGGACGGGCTGCCGCCGGTGCACACCGACCGCCATATCTACCCGAACAAGTCCGCCGCAGAGCAGGCCGCCAAGGCCCGGCTGGCAGCGTTCAATCGCAGCACCGCGGGCGTGCGTCTGGAGATGCCCGGGCGTACTGACCTGATCGCGGAACGCATGATCAATGCCCAGGGCTTCAAGGCCGGCCTCGATGGTGAGTACCTGGTCGACTCGGTCGAGCAGGTGTTTACCCAGTCCGGGTGGAGCACCACCGTTGAATGCAACGGCGGCAAGAAGGGTAAGGCGAAGGCCAAGGGCAAGAAAAAGAAAGCAACCAAGCCGCTCAGGGTCGAGCAGCTCTAAACCCCATCACCACTGGAGAAATCACGCATGACCATTACTGCGCAGCAGCTGCTGCAGATCCTCCCCAACGCCGGCGCTAAAGCCGGCGTTTTTGCTCCTGCTCTCAACGCGGCCATGAGCAAGTACGCGATCATCACCCGGCTGCGGATGGCAGCGTTCATCGCGCAGATCGGCCACGAGTCCGGCCAGTTGCAGTGGGTGCGCGAGCTGGGCAGCGATCAGTACTTGAGCAAGTACGACACCGGCACCCTGGCCAAGCGTCTTGGCAATACCCCAGAAGCGGATGGCGACGGCCAGAAGTACCGGGGGCGGGGGCTGATTCAGATCACCGGCCGGGCCAACTATGAAGCCTGCAGCGAGGCGCTGTTCTGCGATTCGCGATTGCTCAATACCCCGGAGCTGCTGGAGAGCCCGGTTTATGCGGCGCTGTCGGCGGGCTGGTTCTGGCAACGTGCGAGCCTGAATACCTTGGCCGACAAGGGCGACTTTCTCACCATCACGAAACGTATCAATGGCGGCACCAATGGCCTGGCGGACCGTGAGGCGCTGTATGAGCGCGCCCTTGAGGTGCTGGTGTGAAGGCCCCGGGTTGGTTGTTACCAGCCCTGGCCCTGGTGCTGGGGGTCGCCCTGGGTGGTTGGCTGGCCTGGACGTGGCAGGCCAACGCCTACGGCAAGGATCTGGCGGACCAAGCCGATTCGTACGGCAGGGACCGCGCGCAGGCCGCCGCAGCGGTGATCGACTGGCAGGAAACCCAGCAGGACGCCCGCCGGGAGCTGGAGGACCGCCTGCAGGCGAATGACAAAACTCACTACAAGGAATTGCGCGATGAACAAGCGAAACAGGCTCGCCTGCGCGGTCAGCTGGCTACTGCTGATGTCCGGCTGTCAGTCCTACTCAACACCACCGCCTCGGGTGGTAGCGGTGGGGTGTCAACCACCGCCGGTGCCGGCGGCCTGGTTCATGGAGCGACGAGAGCCGAACTTGACCCAGCGGCTGCTCAACGAATTGTCAACCACCGCCGGTGCCGGCGGCCTGGTTCATGGAGCGACGAGAGCCGAACTTGACCCAGCGGCTGCTCAACGAATTGTCGCCATCGCCGGAGATGGTGACCAGGGACTGATCGCCCTGGCGGCCTGCCAGAGCTACGTCAAAGAAATCGTTTCAACGAAGTAATAATGCCCCCGCACCGAGCTAAGGTGCGGGGGCTTTTTCCGTTAGATAAACAGCTGTGGGATCAAGCTGCCGAGTTTTACAAGCCAGTAGATCGCTTGTAATGCTCGGATCAGCTCATCTGGAAAAAATCGCTTCATCCAGTGCTCTCCGTTCAGGGGTTGAGAATGCCAACCTGTGACCAGGTGGCGCCTCGCAACGAAGGGAGAAAAATTTGATAGACCGTTATTTACGGCCAGTCATTTTGCTGATAGACTATGTTTGTGGTCATAGTTTTATTTCCCTTCTTGCTGGTCCGATAGTACCACCAGAGTATCTGGGAATAAACATTGCGTTCAGAAAAAGCCGCTTATGCGGCTTTTTTTGTTTCTGATTCTGCTGGATGCAGCGTTGGTATCTGGCCTGGGGCGGCCTGCGCAGAAATATGAAGGGGTGGATTTCTCTTTTTCAAAATGCCCTGCAACCGTTGTTACTCAGGGCTTTAGGGCATTCTTGTTTCAGGTATCTGTCGGCGTAGGTTTTCGTTGGCCCGTTCCTGGCTGCGGATAGTCAGCTCTAGGTCCCGGACATGCTGGCGCAACCTTGCCGCTTCCCCTGAGCGCTCTCGAAGCCGTGCCAGAGCTTCGTCACGATCACTTTCTGTCTGAGCCTGAAGGTTCACCAGCTTGAAAATGTTTTCCCGGGCTGCGCGCAGTTGCTGATTCAGCTCAGCAATTTCATTTTCCAGCAGCAGGATGTGCTGCTTGCTGGTTTCCAGGGGCGAAGGGATGCCCAGCCAATCTGCTGTTTCGTCTTCGGCGTGCAC